GGCGAAAGAAACGCCGGAACACTTCGTATTACTGAAGATTCAATCGGATTAAGATATGAAATCGAAGCCCCAAACACAGGAACTATTAACGATCTTGTTATTTCTCCGATTGAACGAGGGGAAATCAAGGGGAGTTCGTTCGGATTCTCAGTTTCGAGTGATGGTTACGAATGGGACGATTCAAGCTCTGAAATGACACGAGTAATGCTCAACTCAGGATGTTCCAGGCTCTATGATGTTGGGCCTGTCACATTTCCTGCATATCCTGATACAAGTGCGGCTGTCCGTAGTCTTGAAAAATATAACGAAAATCAACGCGCTATTGAAAAAGAGGCGCGACAAAGAGAGATTCAAAATAATATTTTTAAAAAATTAAAACAGATAGGGGATTAAAAAATGTCCGAAATGGAAAAATGGAAACTGCGCGTTGATGAAATTTCAGCCAGAACAACTGAGATTCGCGCATTGCCACTGGATCAAATGACGCAAGAAATTGAATCCGAAGTCGATGAACTGATGGATGAGCAGGCAGCATTACACAGGGCTATCGACATGGAGGAAAAATTGCTTGCAATGCAAGAAAAAACGCAAGAGCGGGTAGCATATAAAACGCCTGTTCCTTCTTCTGAAACAGAGCGGGATAGCGAAAAAGAAGAAAGAGAACTTGTCTCGGTTAAAGACAAACGACTTTTCCGGAATCTTGGTGAACAACTCCAGGCCATTATGAAAATTCAAACTGACCCTATGTATGCTCGGTCTGAAGAGGGTATACGGTATATGCGGAAACTCGTCAAAGTGAACGAAGAAACCAGGGCGGCTACAGGCGTCGGGGCAAATCTTGATTCAGACGCCGGTTTTGCAATCCAGACTGATTTCGCCGGAATGATCCTTGACACGGCTGTCACTGAAGATCCCATCCTGTCGCGTTGCGATAACTATACAGCCGGGGCTGAAAGCGATTCTGTAAGGTGGATTGATGTTGATGAGACAACTGTTGCAACGACTGTGTTTGGTGGAGTTCGCGCATACTGGGCAGCTGAAGCGGCCACGGTTACGGCGACAAAGCCTAAGATCCGTGAACAAAAACTTGAGCTTGAAAAATTGATGGGACTTGCATATGTTTCTGGTGAATCGATGAAGCATACGACTTTTATATCGCAGCTTCTTTCCAGGGCTTTTTCTACGTCGATCAGACGTGAACTTGCTGGGGCTGTAATCGCAGGTACAGGAGTTGGCAAGCCGCTGGGCATCACAGCCGGAACAGGGACAATTTCGCAGGCAATTGAGACAGGCCAGACAAGCGCCGATCCGATTTTGTATAAAAACATCGTGAAAATGTGGCATCGTCTCAGACCGGAATTGAGGACAAATGCTGTGTGGCTTGTTCATCCAGATATTGAACAAGAGCTTGAGTTTCTTGATTTTCCTGTCGGAACAGGTGGTATCCCCGTGTTCCTCACGGCTGGAAGCCTTGCGCAAGACAATGGTGTGTCAATGCTGAAAGGTCGTCCGGTACTGGCTACTGATCTTTGTAGCACAAAAAACAGCGTTGGCGATATAATTCTTGCGGATCTCAGTCAGTACATGTTGTTGACAAAGGGTGGCACTGAAATGGCTACGTCAATCCATGTTCGATTCCTCTACGACGAAGAAGTTTTCAGGTTCATACACTATGGCAACGGCATGCCCAAACGTCCGAGCGCTCTGACTTTGAAAAATTCAAGTACGACAAGGGCTGATTTCGTAACATTGGCGGCAAGATCTTAAAAAATGATGCGGGGTAGTTCACTGGATGTCGCGAGTTCGATTCTCGCTCCCGCTCCCAAAAAAATAAAAGAGGTAAAAGAAAATGATTGAATCTCAAGTTGAAAGCATGCACCCAGTCGTGATGTCGCCTCCAGTAACAACGAACGGCGGCGTCGCAAGCGATTGGATTTCCCTGAAAAATGTCGAAAGATGTCAAGTGTATTGCGTTCTCACGCAAGCTGTGGCTCACGCAACTGTGCTTGCGCTGTATCAAGGCACAGCTGTTGACGGGACTGGGTCGAAAGTATTTGCGAATGCAGTTCAGATTTGGGCTGACGAAGATGTTGCTACAAGCGATACTCTTGTTGCTCAAACAGCGGCTGTCAACTATACTGTCACTGCAGATATCGCAAACAAGATAGTTGTGTTTGATATTGATCCGAGCTTACTCGACGTCGCAAATGATTTTGACTGCATTAAAGTGACAGCATCCGACAGTTCACAAGCGACTAATTTTATATCGATTGTCGGTGTTTGCGATATGAAATACAAACGCGCTACGCCTCCGAGCGTAATAATCGATTAAGGATATCAATATGGATGTTGTCCTGAAAAAAAAAATGCCTGGACTTGGCAATGTTGGTGATACTATTAGTGTTAGTCCTGATAGGGCGCGCAGGCTTGTTTTGGGTGGATTGGGCGATTACGTTGAAGATCTCCCAGGAAACAGAAAAAAAGCAACAATTGAAATACCAAAAAAACGCGGGAAATCGAAAAAGAAAAAAGATGAATAATCCTTTTGCCGGATAATTTCGGTGCAAATGTTTCATGTGAAACAATTTTGTGAAAGGTAAAAAAATGAAAACAGAATGCAAGTATAATTGGCACGGTACAGGTCGGCAAGTTTTTTACGACAAGACTACTTTTGAAACGCTGACAGCGAATTTTCCGATTGATTTTAAAGATGATTTCTTCGGCGCTGATGTTGATTTCCCTGCAAGTGGTTCTGTAGAATCTGGGTGTAAGTGGTCGAAAAAGATTGTCGGTGCTGCTCCTCCAACAGTGGCGAAAGTGGCGGATGGTGTCAATGGTTACGTCGCCTGCGCACTGACAGCGGATAGCCAAAAACAAGATGCAGCATTACACATGAACGACGAACTGCAATTTAGTATTGCCCAAGGCGCGATTTTTGAGGCCAGAGTAAAACTTTCCGTCCTTCCTTCCGGTGCTGCGTCAAAAGCTAATTTTGGGTTATGGGGAGCATGGGCTGATGGTGGGTCTGCTTATCGTGTTGGTTTTACAGCCGAATCCGGAACAGGGCTGATAACATGTGAATCTGATGATAACACAACAGACACAAGCGCATCAAGCGGCGTAACTGTTACAACGGCGCAATGGAAAATATACAGAATCGACTGCACGACTCAAACAGATATAAAATTCTATATCGACGGGGCGAGAGTAGCCGGATCAACAACGTTTGCAAATGCAGCGAGTGCTGCAAATTCCAAGTGTCAACCGCATTTTGGGATGTACAAGGCATCAGGCACGACTGTCGGGACGATGCAGGTCGATTATTGTCGAATACTGCAAAACAGGTCATAGTGATTTTTAAAGGGGTATAAAAGCCCCTTTTTTAAAGGAGAAATAAATGAAAAGGTATATCACATGTCTGATTTTGCTTATATCTTCAATGGCTTATTCCGCTGGAACCGTGACAGTGACCACAAAAACACTGACAAATGAAAGCGATATAAGAACAATAACATTCACTTGTACTGCTGATGCTGCCGATGGAAGTTTTCCGAGCACGGCTTTGACAACGGAACAAGCTCTGTACGTGACTGGATATCATTGCTATCTCGCTGTGACTGATCCAGGTGCTACGGCTCCAACTGATGACTATGATATTACAATCACAGATACATATTCTTGCGATGTTTTTGGGGGAACGCTATTAGATAGGGATACGGCCAATTCTGAACAAGCTGCACCTGCTGTCGGGTCTGCTTATGGTGGGCGAACGTGTGCTGGTGTATGGACACTCGCAATCACGAACAACTCGGTTAATAGCGCCGTCGTGACAATTGTCCTTTACTACTCGAAATAGGAGACTGTGATGAAAAAAATATTATTTTCGGTTTTTATTTTCAGTCTCTTGGCAACTAAGCTCCTTGCTTTCCCTATTATTTATGGGGGAAGTAGAGGGAGTGGAACAATAGCCGATGGTACTGCACAAGGCCAAATGGCTTTCTGGGATATTACTGAGGAGTCATGGGTGTTTACAGAAACATCTGAATTGTTTTGGGATGATACATCCAAATTCCTTGGAATTGGAACGAGTAGTCCTGATCGCCCACTTGATATATTGTCTCCCACAACTGAACAATTAAGATTGTCCCATACTGCTGGCACAGCATACGTCGATTTTAAAGCGACCAGCGCTGGAAAATTATACATTGAAACTTCAGGAACAGGAGTAAGAATAGATGTCAGCGGCGGGACAGGAACTATATGGCAAGGCCATACCGGATGGTGGGGAACAGTTGATGGATTTTCAGGTGGATTGTTGCCGGAGGTAGCCACAAGCACTAATCCTAATCTTGTTATGAATTATGCTGATCTTGATACAGGAGTTGGAGCATCAGCGGCAGATCAATTATCTTTGGTCGCAGGAGGGGTTGAAGGAATAAGGATTTCAGAAGATACCCTCGTAGTAATTGACCTAAAAGGAACTATGGTTACTCATGGATCGATGATTAATGCTGTAACAACAGTTAATGCAGCTACTTATGACTTGTTAATAAGTGATCATATCCTTAATATCACGTATACAAGTACGGGAGCAGTTACGAGTCTGACACTTCCAACTGCCCAGGTATATTCTGGCAGAAATCTTATAATCAAAGATGCTGCTGGGAATGCGTCAACATATAATATCACAATTGATACAGAAGGAAGTGAAAAAATTGATGGGGCTGATACGGCTGTGATTAATACGGACTACGAGTCAATATCTCTGTATTGTGACGGCTCCAACTGGTTTATATATTAAGGAAAAACAATGTCTTATACTCCAACAAAACAAGGCGAATTAAAATTAGGATCAGGAACAGATGAAATTATCATCAGGACATTACTCTTGAAGCTGACAAGCTGTTAAACGAGAGCATATCATCCGACAAAAAAACAGTTTATCAAAATATAAAAACAGAGCTTGAATCTTTAAAAACATATTTTAACAACGAAAAAGTAAAAAGAGGATAAAAATGAAAAAAAGTATTTTTGGGGTATTGATTTTCAGCATAGCCTTCGGACTGATCGCTTATGCCATTGCCGATTATGGAACGGAACAGAAAGTACGTTTCATCCAAGAAGAAACAGTGTTGGCAAAAAGAGTTGTTGAACTTCGGGCAGATATCCTGGCGCATACTCAAAAGTGGAATAGTCGGGGATATGTTGATGGTGGAGCAAATCCGATTGTCTTAGCCGACTTCGCCGGGAGTACTTATGAGGGTTTAACTATAGCTGAAATCACAGCAGGTCAAACAACTTTTGCGGCTTTTGAAACTTGGTTCAATGCAGGGCATGACGACAATCTTGAAAAACTTGCAGAATAAAAACATTGATTTAAGACAGTTTTTATTCATAAGTTTTCTTGCGCTCTTAGGAATGATTGCTGTCTTAAGCAGTTTTGGAATGGATATATGGAAACAAATACGAAAAAAATGGTAGGGGATAGTTTGGTATGAACAATCCGATCACTCCACAGATAATTGGGTGGATGCTCGGCGTTTTTACGAGCATCAATTTAGGAGTGATGTTTTTCTGGATGCGATCAGTGAAAAGCGATTTGAAGGTCCATATCGATGAGGAAATATTGAAAAATAAAGAACTTAACGATATGAGCTTTCAGCAGATAAAGGGGATAATCAAACGAATCGAGAGTGATATGAAATGTTTTAGGACCAAATATGAGGATCATTATAAAACTTATCACTCGAAAAAGGATTGAAATGAAATTTTACATTGCAGGTTTTTTAATTTTTTGTTTGTTTTTCCTAACTGGATGCCCGTAAAATGAACAACGCTATTGTCACAGTCCCGGCCATGTTGCCGGTCACATTGGCTGAAGTGAAAGAGCAGTTGAATTTTAGCTCGTCAGCTGATGACAGTCTGATACAACGATGCATTGCATCTGCCACAAGACAAGCTGAACAATTTACGCGTAGGAAGTTTGTCAAGCAGACATGGGACAGCTACTTTTATTTTTGGCAGGATATATTTTATATGCCGTTCGGTAGGCTTCAGTCTGTGGCGAGTGTCAAATATACTGACACTGACGGCATAACAACAACTGTGTCTTCAAGCGTTTATGACGTAACACTCAAAAATTCTAATCTACTTGGGTCAGTATCGTTGGCATATAATCAGGATTGGGTGAGTACAAGTACAAATCTTGCGCTTACAAACCCGATTGCAATTCAATTCACGTGTGGTTGGTATCGTGGTGCTGAGTGGGCAGCGAATACAGCTTACTCAGCAGGGGATTATATAGAGCCCACAAGGGCAAATGCTAATGGGCTTGCGTATATATGCACAGTGGGCGGTACAACTCACGCATCAGATGAACCAACATGGCCTGGGACTATTAATGACACTGTATCCGATGGAACTGTCACATGGTCGGCAGTTGGGGAATGTGTTCCGGATGATATCAGGCAGGCAATTTTGATTGAAACCGCAGGGTTGTACGAATTGCGAGAAGACGATTATATCACACAAGGCGCTGTTGTCGTCAATATGAATCGGTTTAGGCGCAATTTGTGGAATTATAAAATCGAGGAATACTGCTGATGGGGTATCGCGGATTTCGTCTCAATGAAAATGCTGGTTCTTTTCGTTCTATTGTGAATGTGTATTCAATTACTGAAACATCTGACGGATTAGGTGCAGGTGGAGATAGAGAAGAAACGCTTTTCGCGCAAGGCATTCGTTGCAGAATTGAGGACGCAAGTGCAAAAGAACGTGAAACAAGCAAGAAAAACCTAACTGGCGATAATTTGGAAATGTCTGTAACGCATCGCGTTGTTATGTGGTATTTAGCAGGGATTAAGGCTAATATGGTTGTTGTCGATCAGGTTACAAGTGCAAGGTACGAGATCGTTGAAATATTGAATCCTGATCAACGGAACGAAAAATATATATTACGATGTATTCAGTATGGAGCATATGAATAATGTCTTCTTTAGTGCCTGATCAACTCGAGTTTTCGCAAATGGTTTCGCTGTTGATATCATTCGCTAATTTAAAGGGTTACGGCGTAACTCTTGGCGATGCCTATCGTGATAAAAGATGCCCTTATGGTTCAGAAAAAAGTTTCCATCATAAGCGCTTGGCTATCGATTTGAATTTATTTAAAAATGGTATATACCTTACCGAAAACGAGGACCATAAAGAGCTTGGTGAATTTTGGGAATTTATAGGTGGAACATGGGGTGGCCGGTGGAATGATGGTAATCATTATTCTTTAGGAGAGGGTAATGGCAAGAACAAGAATTGATTGGAATGCCAATGCATTGTATAAGGAGCTTGAAAAAAAACTTGCTGATAATGCTTTTGCAGGAGCCGAGCAAATGGCTGACGCAATGAAAGCAAAAGCTCCTGTGTATAATGGTCCAGATAGGTCTTCAGGGCGTAGGCCGGGTACAATGCGAGATGGGATCAAGGCAAAGAGATTGAAAAAATGGAGCAAAGTTGTTATTCCGCATCCTGCCGTATTTGTTGAATATGGGGTTGATGAAGACAACCGGTCTCCTGTTCCGTTTATAAGTCAAGGGATGGAAGATGTATTCAAGAATTTCATGGCTATGCATAGAGATATAATATAAGGGGAGAGAAAAAAATGAATGTTTCTGAATTAAAAGGTGTTTTGATAAATGTAAAAAGATTATCGGGGATGATAAGTTCCAGTGATTACTTGTTGAATTATAATCAATCGATTGAAAAGGATTTACTCAGGATTATATCTGTTGAGGAAGATTGGAAGCGTTCAGACTTGGAATTGCTTGAAGAGAAAGGCGTGATTGATGCGTATGACAAAGGCTTTTTGAAAAGGATACTGCCACGATAATGCTGCCACTTTTCCAGGGGATATATACGTATTTCGCAGCGGCCACAACTGATGATTTTTACACGTCAATCGGAGGCAGATTTTATTTTTCTTCCGCGAAAAGTGGATCGGTAACAAAGCCATACGCTGTTTACCACGATCTTGGTGGAAGCCCTGTTGAATACTATTTTTCACACACTTTTGAGAGTAGGAATATTCAAATTAGTTTGTGGGATGACGGACTCACTGACTCCAAGCCGAAAAGTAGTTCAAGAATTCTGCAAGTTGCTGAGTATTGTAAGGAATTTTTTGACTTGGCTGAGAATTCAATAAGTGTAAGTGGGTGGAGCATTATTAAAATTATGCGTGATGCGGCGCAACCCCCTTTATTGTTTGACGAAAAGCGCAATGAATGGATGCAGCCGCTACGATATGAAATACTTTTGCAAAAGGCGCGATAATGAAAGTCAATCTTGGATGCGGATCAAAAATATTATCTGGCTATATCAATGTTGATGTTCGGAATCTGCCTGGCGTAGATATGATTTATGATGTCGCGCATGATGGGATGTATTTTCAAAACAATACAGTTGACGAAGTTCGAGCATATGATTTTTTGGAACACGTCCCACAGAATCAAGTTGTTTTTTTGATTGATGAAATTTGGAGGACACTGAAACCGAATGGCATTTTTGAGTCGTCAACTCCATCAACTGACGGCCGGGGAGCTTTTCAGAATCCAACGCATATATCTTTTTGGAACTGTAATTCTTGGCTATATTGGATGTACGACGAACTCCGGGAAGAAATAGGCGCAAAAGCAAAATTTTCCGGGACTGTCAATGATGTTCAAACAGGATTTAAAACGGTACATACTAAGGCATTACTGAGGGCTGTAAAGTGAATCTAAGAGCTATGAAAATCTATATGTGCGGTTGTTGCAGAAGAGAATATTCTGAGTTTACACCTGCTTATGATTGCCACAGAGATCATGTTCTTAGATTTTATCGGTGTTGTATTTGCAAGCGAAAATATGACAGCCTTGATATAGCTTATGATTGTTGTAAAAAGGGAGAAAAAGAGAGATGGTAAGAGCTTCAATAATTATTCCTGTT